CAAGTTCATTGAATACAACGTGAATATAACCAGTTGTATTGGTAGCAATACCTGTGGTTCCGCCGCCGCCAACAGAAATTCTTGATGATTTATTTGGATCTTCAAAGAAAACTGCAACAGGACTTGCAGTTCCAATACCTGTTGATCCAGCATCACCACCTTGTCCAGTGGTGTTTAATCCAATAACTGGAACTAGAACTTCATCATAATAAGTCGTTGAAAGTCCAGAATATTCGCTAGTACCATATCTTCTGTAAATCCACCCACGGACATCTGCAAAACAATTCCAAGGAGTGTTATTTCTATCATTTTCAGACAGATGTTTGGGAATAGCGTAATTATTTGCTGCAGTTTCAGTAGTTGTTGAAATTCCCCAAATGGCCATTCTTTTTACCTATAGTACGTTAATCTAAAAAGTATTTATAAAAAAATAGAGACCACGATATGCAGTCTCTATTTGTATGTCATAAAAAATTCAAGGTGTAATATCTTTTGCACCTTTTGCTTTCAGAGCATTTTGTGCCTGAATAATGATAAGTGAAAGAATACCGTTAGCCTTGACTTTTGGATTTGCTCCAAGTGCTTCTGAAACTGCAAATAATACAGTTGCTAAAAGTGCCTGATTAGCTGATACCCATGCCCATACGATTGCGACTGACATAATAACCTCTAGGTGAAATGTTCCTATATTATTTAGTGATTTTACCTTAATTTAACAATCAATTAACATCTAAAGGTAACTTTCCAGATTTTTGCATTTGAAGTCTTTGTCTCTGAAGAGTTTGTTGTTTTTGTTGTAACATCTTCATATTTGCAATCTTTTGCTTATCTAGATTTTGTTTATTTTTATCAATTGCAGGATCCGGAGCTGAGGCAACTGGTTCATCAACCATTTGCTCTCCAAGTTTAAGACCTCCACGTTCTGCTGTTAGTTTAGCAGCAACTGCCATTTTACGACGTTCTTCTTTTGTTCTACCTTTAAACTGTGGGGCATCAGATTTGTAAAAATCTTTAATTACATCACCCATTTTTGCTTTCCTCATATTCAGTTTTTCATCAAGTTCTATTTTTGATTCATTTCTAATATTGGATAACAAATCGTCAAGTTTATTTGGTTTTTTTGCTCTTGGTTTTTTAGGTTTTGTTGCAGTAGGTTTTGGTGTTTCTTTTTTTTGTGATTGTGGAGTATAAGAACCGCTACTCACTTTTTCTGTTTTTCCAGCACCAGCACCACGATATGTTGATGGTTTTCTTTGTGTAGTGGTTGGTTTATTATCACTCTTCTCTATTTTACGAGCAACACCTAATGCACCCTTTGCAACTCCTCTTGCTCCTCTTGCGACTGCACTTAATGCTGCTTTCTTAACGCCTGAAAGTTTCTTTCTTGCAAGACTTAAAAGACCTTCTTTCTTCTTTTCAGGTGTTGATGAGGTATCGTGCCCAAAAGTTACCTTTGCCTCTGTTAATGCACACTCAAGTGCGTACTCAATTTCATCTTCCTCATACCCTTCATCAAGAAGTTCTACATAAGCACTTTCTATAATAAAATCAATCTCATCAACTTCTACCATCTCTAATAGAGTTCCACCAAGTTCTTCTATTGCCTCACCAAGTTTTGGGTTGATTACGACTTTATTTTTTATTGGTTTTTCTTGTATTTTTTTTGTATCAATAACTTCCATCAATTCAGAAAGGTCATATCTCCAATCGGAGAAACTTTCTTTTACTTTTTTCTTTGAGATTGCCTTTCCAACTACTTTACGACGATTGTGAAGATACTTATCAGACTTATCAGTATCACCATCATTATCAATATCATCATCTTCTTGACCTACAGGGTCTAATGCTTCTTTATTCATAGAACCATAAGTTTTTACATTATACTCTTTTCCACCAGGTCCAATATCAGCAACCCTATATCCAAGTTTTTCCTTGGGAACCTCAACCTTTATCATTGGTTTTTTCTTTTCTTCATCAACAAACTCTTCATTATGTGCTGGTGATTGTCCCAATCTCTTAAATCTTTTATCTTCATCATCACTAGCAATTGTACTTACCAATTTACCCATTCTATCCATTGCAGCAGTTCTCTTTACTGCATTCTTCTTCGTGTTAGGAGTAGAGACTACTTCACGACCAAGATTTCCTGCCTTGCGTTGCATTTCATTTTTGTTTCTCTGCTTGAGTTCCACCTTACCTTCATCAACAACCTGGTCCAGATAAACCTTGGAAATATCGTTAAGAATATTCATTGACATTTTAATAAGTGCTTTCTTTTATTTTCCTATATTTATTTATGAATTCTTTTATATTACTATAACCTTTATATGGTTTTGCTCCTTGTTGTAGATTTGTTTTATCACCCTTCTCAAACCCAGGAGTCATATCCACAGCATACTTAAAATAACCAGATGTTCCGACAAGAGTATTTGGTTTTCCAGGAAGTCTTTCCTTTTTATCCATTTTAGTTTCAGTATATTCCATTACATCCTTTATCCAAGACTTAAACATATACTCTTCTTTTGTAAGACAAATCAAATGATTAGTGCCTCTACGAGTAATTTTACCAACAAGTCCTGTATTTAAATTTTCTATAATATCTCCAATTCTAAAAATATTACCCTTTACATAGTTTTCACGAAGAGTTTGTTGGTCATACTTTGGAGCAATCTGCCATAACTCAATAACTTCTTTTTTCTTTTTCTTTGCTCCCATTCCTTGACGAACAGCATTAAAAAGTGCCTGGGCATCAGTATCATTAAGTTTCTTTGGAGTTCCTCTACGAAATGACTTAAAATCATCGTCTATAACTGCCTTTCTCATTTTAGACGCAGACATTCCTTCTACACCATCAGCATCAGCATCTCTAACTCCTGCTGAAATCACATCAATCATATCAAAGTTATAGAGATTTCCATTATACTTATTAGCAAGATTTTCAAATTCTGCCTGACGGTCAGAACCAACAATAATATTTACATTTTTATATCCATCTTCATTCGCATTTGTAAGAACATCAAAAATAGATTTCATATTAGAATCACTAATAATATTATCCGCAAAATTTGGAAACATCTTCTTCATAAATGATATTTTCATATCAGGGTCAAGTGGATTTTTCTTGGGGTCTTGTGTTCTTGATGGATAAATCTTAAGGTCTCCACCTACTGATGCTCTTTTTGCGGCACTTAAAAGTTTTTCGTGGCCGACTGTTGGTGGATTAAAACGACCAAAGGCAATCGTCAATGTAGGTCCTTCCTCATCTGGTTGCTCCTCTGGTTCCTGCTGTGGTGCTCCTGAGGGTTGTGGAGCAGGTTGTGCTTTTACCTTTGAAGTATCTTGTGCTTGAGGTGCTGCTGCTGGTTTCTTTTCATCTGCTGGTTCTTCAGCACCCTTTGGAGTTTTTTTACCAATAAGTTTAAGTTTTCCGTTTTCAGTTCTTGCTACTACTTTTCCGGTGCGGTCAACCCATCCACCATGACCATCTCCAGTATATCCAAGTTTCTTTGCTTGCATTGCTGCTTGAGATTCTGCTGCCTCAGATAGAAATTGGAAAAATTTTTTCATATTGTGTTTTGGTATACCTTTATTTATTATCCCCGATAAAGCAACTTAAGCATTAAAAAGGCACCAAGTTTTCCTTTTTGTTTTGCTTCTCTATATTCAGAGTCACTTCTAATCGTCATAGTTAAAGTCATTTTTTTATTATTACTACCTTTCAAATCAATAAACCATTCTTGAACAGATTGTGGTTTTAAATATGCATTAACAGACGTAACTGCAGGTAAAAATTCTCTCAAAGGATCTGTTGCGTGAGATTCTGCTTTTGATCCGATTGCTTTTACAAGAATCATAGGAACCTCAACATCCTGTTTTTCTAATCTAAATTCCTCCTCTACCCATTCTTTAGTTGCATTTACATTTCCTTTTATCATAGAAATTAATTTGTTTCTACATATTGTATTCATTCTAACGTAGAGAGCTTCAAAAATAACATTATCATACTTGAATAGATCAAGCATTTTTTCCTGGAGAATTTTATTTGGAGTTTGCCTTGCTGTAGTAAGTGTTAGATAATTTATTTTATTAACAGTTTTTGGTAAATTAGGAATCATTGAATAAACTTTATCCCACAATTCTTCTTTTAATTCATCTACAGCTCTTGGATATGCTTTTTTCCAAGCAGGTTTTCTCAAAGTAGTTCCAACGTAAGAATTTAATTTTGGTTCTTTAGAAGATGTTGTCCCAGCTTTTAAACTAATTCCCAAAATTTTTGGGTGAATTTTTTTATCTTTAAAAAAAAGAAATATATCCCCAGCGTGATTTGAAGGAACTCCTTGAGGTTTTTCTCTATATCCCCAAATTACTTTTTCTATTTCTCGTTGATGATGATATTCATAAATCCAATTTAAAATACCAAGTGCGTTTTCTAATTTTGTATTCTTCATAGATGGTCTAATTCTCGCCATCTTAACAATATATTCTTTAGCAGATTCTATATTACTATCATTTACAAAAGATTTCTTTGCACCATTTTGATTTAGATCCAATCCATTAACAAACTCTTCCAATTCACTTGCATTTTTTGGATGATATCCAGAATTAAAAGCAAGGGCTGGAAATAGTTCAGTTATGGTGGAGTTAATTGTTGTTTGTTCTCCCCCAGATAAATATGGTAAATTATCCAACATTTATATTAATACTATTTAAAATATTTATAACTTACCTATCGTCTCTCAGTTCTCTTTTAATTTCATCTTTCAATCTTTTGCGATTATCAGCATCAGAAGTTCTCTGTCTTTGAGCATCTGCAGAGGTTTTAGATTTATTTTTAAACCTCTGCATTTGGTCTCTTGACCTTTGACGCAGTTCTATTCTACGTTGCTCAATATCCTCAGAGAACTGGTGATAGGTTTTCACAGTTTTAATCAACGTTTGTTTCTTAAGTTTTCAGCAGATTTATCAATAACACCCATCATTTTACTCATTTTGAATCTATTATCACCAGATGCTTCACCAGTTTCCCTAGCATCTTTCAGAGCAGCAGCACCCAACTTTTTATACCTATCATACATACGTCCATGCTTCTCTCTATCAATTTCTTTATATCCTTCGACAACAATACTCTCTCTCCACTCTTCACTCATATTCACCATAATTGCTTCTGCTGCTTGTTCAGTATCAGCATAACCTTCATCAATCAAGTGTGAGAGAATAATGTCGTAGAGGTCGGTTTCTTCCTTTTTTATAACATTTTTCATTTTTGGACCTTTCATCTTTCCACCACCCTTTGGTTCATCAGGATGATTATCAGCATATGGATCAGCTAATCTTGGTCCTGTTCCTTTTAGTTCTTCATAAACATCTAAATATGCTTCTTGTAGATTGCGAAAGTCTTGGGAATTCATTTCTATTAATACTTTTACATTTATTTATAAAAAACTCTACCCAAAAGAGGAGAGAGTATATATTTTATAAATCTCCTTCTACACGATTTTCAGATTTATAAACAGAGAAAGTTCCTTCTGGATATCTTGCCGATAGTTTTTGGTAGTTGATTTCCATTAGTTCCTCAAAGGTAGTATCAAGAGCAATACAAAGTTGAGACATATACCACAGAATATCTCCTGCCTCTTTTTTCATATGGATAATATTTTCTTCATTATATGGTTTTCCTTGTAAGAATATTTTTTTAATGATTTCAGCAAGTTCTCCTGCCTCGGCACTTACACCAAATGCAGCAGTCATAAGACGTGAAACATCAGCATCGTGAGTTATTTCAAGTTCTGTAAGACGCGAAACAAGTGCTGCGAAATCACTACTCGCAGGACTTGTAGTTTCACGAACAAACTCAATATATTTTTTTGTATCTATAGTATTATTTTCAGTCATAGTATACTCAGTGCTTCCATCAGAGAGGTTTTCTTTTTTAATTGAAATAGTCATACAATAAAAGGTTCTAGATCACATTGGTTTAGGATTTTTTGTTCAGAAAGTCTTAAATCATCTGGTAACTTAATGTAAGGAACATTAACAGTCTGTGGATTTATATGTTTCATTTGACGATATGTTCTGGTATTATCAAATTCAACAAGCATCATCGCATCTTTAATATGATTACAATCAACGATTTTTTTACCATCTCTATCAAATACTGAATAATAGATCAAAACTTAAATCCCTCAAATGATTTTTTAGGTTTCTTTTCTTCATTATCATACTCCTTTTCTTTACCAGAGTCAAGTATATCATTTTGAGCATCTTGCTCTACATCATAAAGTCTCATCTTACTTCTATCAATACCAACAACAAATCTTTTATATATTGTTAAATCATTATATCGGTTCTTAAGTTGTTTGACCAGAATTTGCCCGAGACCTTCAAGTTCTTCTGTGCTAATAAGGGCAAACATAAGGTCAGCAGTAGCAGGAAGACCAAAGGATTCAGAAGTATCAGTAAGTTCAACATCAGAACTCCCATAACCACTACGAGTAGTCTGAGTAGCGGAAACAATTGGAACATTTGCCTCAACTGCGAGTCCTCGTAATTCTTCAGCAATTGATTTAACCAGTGTGTATGAGTTGATATTACTTCCACCCTTAAATCGTGAAGAAGCACAGATATTAAGATAGTCAATAAAAATAATATCGGGTTTAAATGATTTCTTAAGTGCAAGTTCATTTAACAGTGATTTAAAATGATTTGAGTGTGCTGATGCTGTTGGATATTCTTTAATTATAAGTGTTCCCTGTGTCTTTTTAGCAATACTATTAACTTTTGATTCAAACATTGATTTTGGCAATTCAGTCAGTTGTTGAATAGGAATGTTTAAGAGATTTGCATCAATTCTCTCAGCAATACGTTCCTCTGCCATTTCAAGAGTGATGTAGAGAACGTTGCGGCCTTGCAATAAGACGGAAGCAGCAACATGGCACATAAAGAGACTTTTTCCGACACCTGTACCAGCAAGAGCGATATTGAGAGTCTTATTAGGCAAACCACCTTTGGTAATTTTATTGAAGTAATCAAGGTCAAATTCAATTTTTTCCTCCTTTCTGTGATAAGACTCATAACGTTTCTCAAAGTCTAACAGATAATCGTGTCCAACGTGAGTATCAAAAGATACTGCGAGAGCATCTGATAAAATTGTAGGTATACTATCTCTGTTTTTCTTGCCGTCTTTATCATCTGCAATGTGTATTGATTCCATCAGTGCAAGGTAGATTGCTCTATCTCTACACCATTTTTCAGTTGTATCAACTAACCAGTCAAACTCTGTAGGAACATCATCAAGGCACTCAATAAGATGTATGATTTGTTTAAAAGAATCCTCATTAATATCTTTACGTTTTTCCACTTCAATACAGAGAACTTCTTTCGTTGCAAGTTGATTATATTGTGTAACAAAATTGAATATTTCTTCAAAAACTATTTTTTGATTAGAGTCTTCAAAATAATCAGATTTAACAAATGGAATAACTTTTCTTGTATATTTCTCATTATATAAAAAGTTTCTCAAAATTAGAAATTCAACTTTATCCATTGTCTATTTTGTGATGTGGGTTATTTTTATGGTGTGGCATATCAAAAACAAATGCAATTCTAACATTATCTCCAATATTTACAGAAGAATGTTCAAGTTTATTATTAAACCAAAAAAAAGTTCCTGGTTCTATAATTACATTTTCATCATCTACAGTATAACAATATCTTCCCTGAATTGATATATGATATCTATCTTTAGTTAAATAATAATTCCCAAAGTCAACATGTTTTCCAACTTTACCACCTATCGGTATTCCCAAAAAACCACACCTTTTAAGTTTATCAAATTTTTTAAATCTTTTTTTAATTAAATTTAAAATTTCTGTATGTTTCTCATATGCAGGAGTTTTAATGCAAATTTCCGTATCGCCAACATATTCATCTTTTTTGTTTATTCCCCCTATTATTAATTGCAGTACGTCAGCAGTTACGGTGTATTTTGTGGGATCAAGTTGTTGAGTCTTTTCTATTTTTTTTTGAGACCCCCAATCATCAACATTTTTTTGCAGTTGTTTTAAAACTCCAGAAACATCTATACCAGTTTCAATTATTTTTATTTTTTTAGATTTATAAGTATTATTTACCAGATCCATAACTAAACTCACTTTTAGCAATCACATCAAGTTTTTCCATTACTTCTAGATTAAAATACTTTTCAGGATCTTTTAGTATGTCCTTACCATAGATTTTTTTACCATCCATTTCATATCTTCCTGCGACATTTTTCCACATTCCACCAATCTCACCAAGCTCAAGTAATCCATAATACTTATCAAGTCCACGTTCATCATAAAATAACCGAATTTCAACTTGCTTATTTTCTTTACTTAATCTTGATTTTTGTGTTTTGGCACGAATAATATTTCCTATAACTTCTGTTCCATCTTTTTCTTTTGACTTTGATAAGTATACGATTGTAGATGATGCATATTGCAATCCAGATCCACCTGACATTTGCTTACCACCATAAAGACTCATACTTTCATATGTGTGATTGGTGACTATCATAGGAATATTTGCCTGACCCAACTTAAGAGTCAACATTCTAAAAGCACCCTTAATCAGTTGTGCCTTAGTCATATCACGAGTATCTTTCTCGGCAAGTGTATCTGTGATTTCTTTATTAGTAGAGAGCATACCCAAAGAGTCAAGTACAAACATACAAGGACTCCTTTCACTCTTTGTCTTTTTTAGATACATATCAACTGCCTTCAGAGTCTTATTACGGAAATCTTCAATCGTGACTACATTGACAACCACCAGGCGAGTTGTGTCAATTCCCCTACCTTCCAAAAGGGACTTTGTGATTGCTGCTTCAGTATCAAAATACAAACAGTATCCAGTAGGATTATTATCAAGGAAATTTTTAACGACGGCAAGACTGAAGAAAGTTTTTCCAGTAGAAGTTTCCCCTGCGATTGCAGTAATCTTGTTCCCAGAAACACCACCAAAGATGCTACCAGATACAAGAGCGTTAAAAATGTAGCTGCCAGTATCCACATACGTTTCAGTTTCGTCAATCTCTGATGCCAGTTGTGTGTATTCTCCACCAATTTCTTTTACAATTTCTTTTAAGAAATCCATAATTTAGTTGTTCTCCGTAATATAAACATAGTCAGGGTGTTTTGTCTTAAATGCTTCTACTTGTTCTTGTGTTTTCAAGTATATAGAAAGAGCCGTTTTTGGGTGTTCTTTAAAATAATACTTAACCTGTATTAAATTTTTCATTATGCAACCACTCCGTATTTTTCTCTTAGAATTTTTTTGTAAGGTAGTCCTTGGTCTTTAAGTTCTTTTATTAATTTCAGTCTATGGTATAATGATGCATCACCTCCAAGACTCATTGCTTTAATAATCGTATTCAGTTCTTCGTCTGTAATCGGTAAATCCATTAGGTAAAAAATGACTCCAAATTAGAAGTGTATTCAGTTTTCCATCCAATCACATCAAGAATTGATTTCAAAGGATCTAAAAATGCTTTTTCAAATTGTAATTCATAGTCAATGTATTTGTCAAGTTTAAGTTCTTTTGGAAACTCTGAGATAAATGAGATTACATTTTCGTGAATTATATTTGGTTTTTTGAGGTAGATAAATTTAATCTTTTCTCCATTTTTTATAATAGAATACTTATTTGAAAGTTTATTTTGTTTTATATAGTGATTATAAAGTAGTGCCCCACGAACATGAATTGGAGTTCCTTTTGAGTAGATTGAACTTGATGAATAATATTTTTCAACATCAGACACTGACCTTGGAAATGAAAGTTCTTCTGGGGAAAGACTTTTAAACTCCTGGCGAGCATTTTCAATAAACTCAATTACCTCATCTTCAGTTCCATTCATCATTAATTTAAGAGCACTCTTAATCATCTTACGGCAAGGAGCAGGAGTTGATGACTTAACTGCCTCAATACCCATTATCTTGAGTTTAGGTTCTTCATAACGAACACCCTCAACATCCCAGGCATTTAGAATATATCTCTTTTTAGCAGTCCAAATACCACGATCAGCAATAGTTTCTCTTTTCATTTGCATTTTTTGATCGTAGGCATTTACATATTCTGCCAGTTCTTGGTAAGAATTTTCAATATACTTTTCAAGTTCCACCGAACAGATCTTATCAAGGAACGAAATAATGCCTTCAGAAGTTTTCTCTCTTCCCTTGTATATCTTGTCAACCAAAGGACCCATATGAAGGTAGATACTATCAGTATCAGAAGCAATAACATAATCAACTTCATCTGTCTTAAGAAGTTTATTTAGATACAAATTCATCTTATTTTCAATCCAACGAATCGCAACTTGTCCTGATGTTGTGATTGCCTCAGCATTTGCTAACTTATAATAACGAAAATATTCATTACCTACGGCTCCATAAGCAGAGTTCAAAGAAATCTTTTTTGCCATTTGTATGTTATTACAACGAGCAATTTCTTTCTCTAATTTTTTAGTTGGAGTTTTTTCATATTGTTTCTTTGCCTCAAGCATCTTCTTTTTGTAAATAACTCTTTCGTTATACATTTTTTCCATTAATTCTGGAAGAAATCCACGAACGTCTTTACGATACATTGCTCCATTAGGACATACCGCATAATCTTTATAATCAGAAAAATCAAGTTGCTTACTTAAAATATTATCTACTGATACTGTAGGATGCTTTTCATCTAATAAAGTTTCTGGTGAAATATTATAACCCATTATCAAGTGAGGATATAGACTATTCAAGTCAAAACTTACAACATAATCATACATTCCTGGTTTTGGTTCTTTTACATATGCTCCAGCAAACTTTCCATTCTTTACAGAACTATCTTTTTGTGGGATAACAATATTTCTTTTCTTTAAGTAATTGTAAATAATTGCATCCCAAGTTCTTACTTGATAAAATATATCACCATAGTTTACTTTCGCATCATATGCCATCGTAAGAATAAGTTCGATCAGTTTCATCTTGTCTTCTAAACGATCAACAAGTTCTACGTCAACAATATTATATTCAATAAACTTTTGCCAACCGTGAGTATAAAACTCTTTAAAAGTATCAAATTCAGAGTGATCTAATTTTTTCTGCCCAAGTTCTACTTCTGCAATATAGTCCAGACGATATGACTCTTGTGCCTTATATGTAAACTTCTTATACAAGTCCATATAATCAAGTTGAGTGATTCCACCAACATCAAAGACTGTATGTTTACGTCCTGTGAGATATATTTCTCCTTCAGTCACCAACCCCCAGTTAGAAAAACGTTTCATCAGTTTTTCACCAAGAACACGATCTAAACGTTTGCAAATATAAGGAATATCGTATAGTTGAATATTCCATCCTGTAATCACATCAGGAACATCAATCATCCAATGATGAATAAAAGAATTAAGAAGTTCATATTCACTTGGACAATAATGATAAGTTACATCACTCCGATTATTTACAAATGGTTTTACCCCCCAGGTTATTATTTTTTTAGTATTGTAATCTTGAACACTAATCGCAAGAATTTCTTCAGTACAAGACTCTACATCAGGAAATCCCTCTTCTGACGATACTTCAATATCAAGAGTAACAAGTTTGATTTGACTGATATCAAATTTAATCTCATCATCTGGATAGTTTTCTGAAATATATTGATAGACATACCTGTCCTGGCCATATATTTCAAACCCTTCAATATCTTTATACTTATTAAAAAACTCTCTACAATCTCTTACTGTTCCTGGTTGAATTGATTCAACATTTTCACCATTTAAAGTTTTATATTTTGACTGTTTTTTTGTTGGAATAAAAAGAGTTGGAGAAAAATCTCTTCTTGTTTCATATCTTTTACCATCCTCTACTCCACGAATCAAAAATTGATTGCCAATCAATTGAACATTTGTATAAAAATTTGAAGACATTTTACTCAATTAGTTTTTCATATTTTTTTAAGATTAAATTAACTGGATCAATAATAGTTAATACCTTATCAGAGTGAATCATAAAACTATTCTGTGATGTATAATCTAACATCCAAGGGGTTAATGTCATATCAGAATTCACTACAAATGGTTCTATTAATCTGCAGTCTGGTTCTCCCAGTTCAGAACCAACTTCCTCAATCTGACTTATCAGAATTTCCTTGTTCAGAAGAACTAGAATCTTTATCATTTTTCTTTCCATAGTTTACAATGTCTTCAATATACATTTGTTTGAGTTTATCTACTGGTTCAACCATAGTGATTAACCAGTCAGAAGGAACAGGTATTTTTTCCTCTTTAGACAAAGGTATCCAGGGGAAAAGAGATACCTCAAATCCTGCTTTTTTCATTCCTTGAGTTTCATTTTCTGTTAGAAGATTTGGATTTCTCATTTTAACAACACAAGGTTTATCCAAGTAATATCCAATAACTCTTTGATTTTCTTCTTCACCAACACACATTTCATTTACGTCTGCGATGATATCTTCGCCAGACTTAAGAAGCATCAGTTTAATCGTCATAGTTCTCCCATACCTCAGTGAATTATAGCACAAAAAAAGGGGAGGTGTCAACTGGATTTTACCAGTTACCTCCCTGCAGCAACGATAGTTTAGCTCATTGTTATTTATAGATAATCTTTTCTCTTATGTGATTCTGGAACGATTCTTCCCAAAATTACTGTAAGTAATCCGTCTTCAAAATTTACAGAAGAGACTTCTGTATCATCAGCAAGAGTCCAAGTTCTAGTAAAACTTCTTTGTGCTAAACCTTTATGTAAATAATTTGTCTCAGTTTCTTTATCTTCTTTTTGTCCTTCAATAAAAAGTTTTCCATCTTGTGTATAAACAAGTACTTCTTTTTTAGAAAATCCAGCAAGTGCGAGTTCTAAACGTGACTCTACATTACTGATTTGAACTAGATTATATGGTGGATAATTTGAAGTTGTTTCGTGAAGGTTAAATAGACGATCAAAATATTCGTCCATTCCAATACTATTACGAGTAATCCTATCCATCAGGGCAGGAAGATCGGCAGATGTGTACCTAGAAAGATTAGTCATTTTTGCTCCTTAGAAAGCGAGATTTGATAGTGCGAACCCTTACGGCATTCACATTACTAATTATAACAGAAAGCACAAAAAAAGGGAGTGTGGAACTCCCTACTTTATTATTCGGTTTCTGCTGCTTTCACTTTCTTACCAATATTATATTTCTGTTCTAAAATCCATTCTTCTTTATCTTTATATGCCAAAACTTTGATTTGATTAAGTGGGGCAATATCAACAACTTCATCTGGATTTACAACAGATAATAGTCCCCAATCTAAAAGAAGACGAACAATACGATTACGTCTTTGAACATCGTTTAAAGTTAGATTGGCGTGTTTACCATCCAGAGCAAATAACTCTTTAAAGTGGACAATATAATATCTACCTTGCTTATGTAGAATGTGACAAGATTGGTAAAGTTTTTTTTCTTTACGTGATGCTACTCCGATACGTGTCAAAGTCTCACGAACTTTAAGAAAATCATCTGGTTCATTTAATAGAACCTCAATCATCATACTTGGTGTCCACTGTACTTGTGGTTCTACCGTGATAGTCATCGTCTTCCTCCAGTATCAAGTCGCTGTTTAATAAAAATAATCTGATCTTTTGATAAGATTTTTAAAACTTGTAATGCTTTTTCATTACTATATCCATAGTATTTCTTAATACATTCCAAATCTTCAATTTTATCCTTATAAACCCAGGGAGAAAATCTCCTCTGTTTTCTAATAGTATTTAGATAAAATGTATATTGCATATCTTTATCTAAAGAGTGATTAAGATTTATTTCGTTTGCATACAATATGCAATCAACATATGCAGATAAACAACGATTGATAATAAAGGGTGGATATGATTTAATATCCTCTGACAAATCCTTTTTATTATCATTAATTGAGTTCAACCAATCTTTAAGTTCAGTCATCTTATAATTTGTATGTCATCATCTTCTGTCCAGAGTTCGACCTTAGTTCTGAATCTACCTTCTTGTTTAAGTTTTTCATATCGTTTAGTTGCTTTCTTTTTCCACCAGGAAATAATATTTTCCAATTCAAACTTATCCCAATTAGGGCCACGAACAAGTTGTTCTTCTTCACCAAGAAGAACCTGACGTACATTTTGATACCCATATTCAGAAGTATAAAACCTTTTCTTTTGTGTCAACTCAAATGCATTACCGATTACAGAATTAAATTCTGAAAGTTTTTCTTGGTCCTGAAGAGAATTTTTAATAATTGATATCATTTTAGTTTGCCTCTTCATTTTTTTAGATGATGCCTTATTATCCGTAAGAGGGGTATTATTATTTAAAAGAGTAAACCTATTATGTAATTTATGAAAAATATCATCATGCAGTAAGGGAAGAAATTTACTCTCTGTTAAACCTTTATATCGCATAAATGGTTTAAGACCATCATATTGAGAAGAATCAGTAGTAGACCCATAAAGAGAAGTTGTTTCAAATAAAGCAATGTCTTTCTCAAAAACTTCATTTAGTTTTTCACGAGCAAAATGAGAACAACAGAGAAGTGCAAGAAGTTTTCCACCAAGATAATTATACCCAAAAGGTTGTGAAGGTACAATCACAAATCCCATTACTGCATGTCGATTGAATATTCTTAGGTCTGGTTGCTTTCCTAACCAGACATTTCTTGGTTTTGAATTGATAGTTGGAGAACCAAAACGAATAAACCCAACTACTTTTTGAGTTTTTTTTTCAAATATCATCCAACGAAGTTCTCTTCCTGGAATATTAGATTCGTTATTATGAGAAGAAACTGCTTTTAATAAGTTTACATAATAATCTTGCGGAAGTGAATTTTGAAATCTACTTCCAATAAACTTAATGTCAAACTCCATATCATTAGGACTAATATCTTCATTAAAAAATTCGTCTTGAAGTGAAACAATTTGATTTGACTGTAAAATTACTTCTTTTTTTACATATCTCAAATAATCCTCAATAGAAGTAAAATTTACATAATACTTAATAAATTCATCTGCTGCCCAAACTGCATCTTGTTCAGAAACAATCATTTGAAAGAGCACTCACACATTATTTCAGTCAGACAAGCAAGAAGGTTAATCTCTTGGTCTGCTACAAAAGCCGATTGGTATTGATATTTCGCAATAATAAGAACAGAAGAAGCAATACTGGGACCATCCAAATGTTCATATAAAGCATCATACACCATACGAAGAACACTACTGGCATCATTATCAAGGTTTGACATAACCCATTTACGAACTTCCGGAAAGTTCTTTTCTTTGAGGTATTTAAGGAGATCATTAAGTTTAACATTAGAAAATGACGCAAGAATTGCAGAATCAATTGTTCCAGAAACAGAATACCTTTGGCATTCGTTCAAAACTCTTCTGAAATCGGGAAAGTGCTTATTTACAAGTTGGGCAAGAACTTTATCATCTGCCTCAACTTTCTCTTGATCCAAGATCTTTTTGAGCCTTTCAAAGAACTTTGAGGCAAGTTTTGGTTTGTCTTTGGTCTTGATCCCAAAATCAACAACGGCACATCTGGAATGGAGTGGTTCGATGATTTTGTTTTTGTAGTTGCAGGTGAAGATGAATCGGCAGTTGCCACTAAACTCCTCAATAGATGCCCGTAGGAGGAGTTGAACATCGCTGGTTGTATTATCTGCTTCATCAATAATGATGACTTTGTGTTTAGCAGTTGATGAAAGTGAAACGGTCGAAGCGAAGTTCTTTGCATTATTTCTGATAGTGTCGAGGAATCTACCCTCATCGGATCCGTTGATGACATAAAAATCTACTCCAAGTTCATTACATAATGCTTTAGCAACTGTTGTCTTACCAATTCCAGGAGGTCCAGAAAGCAACAGGTTTGAAATCTCTCCTCTATCTACAAAGTCCTGAAATGTTTTTTTAATACCTTCAGGTAGTATACATTCTTCAATTGTTTTTGGAGCATATTTTTCTACCCACAAAAATTCATTTCTCATAATCTATTTAAATCCAATTAGGTTTTTTCAATTTACAACTTGGGACAATTTCCCACCATTCTTCCCCATCAAACACATACAACTTGTGTGTATCTTTGTCGAGAAAAAAGTCACCTTTTTCATAGGTCATACCCATTCTGGTCGGCGTTGTGGCATACGAAGATAATTAGATGCAACCCAAGGTTTGGATGCAATGTACATCTTGTAAGCAGTAAAAGTATCAATCGTATCATCATATTTCCATTCTTCGGGCATAGCACGAGCAAATGGAGTCACTTCTTTAATCTTACCTTTTGGAAACAAATAGTATGCTTGCAGTAAGGTATTATAGCAGGAGTGAGTTTTATTATATCGTAAAGTATATTCATCACACAAGTTCATTCCCCACTTGATTAACCAATAGGCATTATCAATAGATTGTGCTGCCCATAAAGTACAAGGGTGATTACGGAAGGCACCCTTCTCTGTTTTGTAGGGGGTTCCATCGGTCTTAGGGAGAGTTCCATAGTTGTGTCCCCACTTATTTGATGCCACGATGGAGAGCATTTGACATGCCTCTAAGGGCATTTTAATTACGTGTTTGTCTGGAAGTGTAATAGCACTCTCAGCAGGAAATGGAGATGTAACAAAGATGTTCATTCAAATGTAGAATCGGGTTCAAGAGCACAATAGTACTTCAAATCTCTGTCGGTGCTCGTAAATCGTGACAAAAGTTTTTGTGAGATGACGACTTCATAGGAACCAGGAAGAATCTTGATATTCTCCACTTTAAAGTTAAACGTAAAGATGCTATCAGTTTCTCCAACCACGATAGAAAAATCATTTGAGGTATCATTCTTTTTATCTCTTACTACCAGTTTCACAACACCTGCCTCACCAACAGCAGATAAATCTGGGAGTTGATAAATTGCAGCAGCCTTGAGTAACTTATCTAACTGCTGAGTATTCAACTCAAAACATACATCCTCACTTGGAAGAACAATCTCTTTGTCTGGTGGTGTTACAATCACACTTGGGTCAGCAAAGAAATACTTAGACCTTGATTTGCCTTCACGTATCATTACATACTTATCATTCTCAAAATCAAGTTCAGGTGTTTGGTGAAGATTGAGACCATTCAAAAATTGATTTAGATCATAGATTCCAAAGTCCTTTGGAAAGGTTTCAGTAATCGTTGCCTCAGCAAGTATGTTCTTCATCACTGAAATAGTGCGAAGTTTATCACCTTCCTTAAAAAGAATTGATTGATTGATACCAGAGAAGTTTTTTAGCAAAGATAGAGTTTTGTCAGAAAGTTTCATAATTTGATTTCGCAGTTTCATTATTATTTGAATTCAGAAAGTCCATTATCCTTGCGAGTATAATGACCATCAAAGTGAAGTAGTAGCATAGCATAGTGAATCACCTTAAGTAAATCACTTTTATTCCGTCCGTTTTTTGCTCCATAACGAGATCCATATTTAAGAATATTTGCCTGGCAGAAATCTTGTGCCAGATCCTTTGCTGCCATTAAATCAATTGTTTGAATATTTCTATACTCTTGATTTTGTCCGCAGTAATGACTACCATAAGTGCTTGTCACATACTCTGAGACATCCTTAAGAATCTGATATTCATTATATTTCCAAAGATGATTTTTTGATATTGGTGAATTTAGAACAACATTATCAGAAGAAGAAAAAGGAACAAATGGATTTCCAGTTAAACTAAATCCATCATCTTCCCAGTAATTATTCATATTAAAAGAAAGGTGATCTTCTCCCATTCCACCAAGAAGATGACTTCCAGTAATAGAAGCAGCACCAAATGTTACAGAAGGAGGTTTTTCTGGAATAAAACTTTCATAATTTGATTCAAAATTTTCAGTCATAATTTTTCACACAAAGGAACAAAGAAGAGGAGTATTTACCTCATCTTATCATATCAGTTTGATTCAGATTCGTCAACAGGAAGTTTAAAATCAATATCAATTTTATCATAAAGTTCCAAAAATGCTTGCTTTGTTTCATCATCAAAACGATTTACACAAACTTGAATTGCCTTACCTTTATCTTGAAAGATACTATAAGCACGAAGAATATGAACTAAACGACGAGTGGAAATGATTTCTTCAATACCACCATCATAAAACGTTTTTCTAATAACGTCGCCCCAATCTACAAGTCTCTTACAGAACTCTTTATCTTCAATACCCAAATCAAGAGCAACACCTTCTAAAATTCTTTGTTCTACTGAGGGAGCAGGATATGACTGCTCAAAGGTTACAGGAAATCTTTCTAAAAATGCTTCATTAAGAACATTAGTTCCAATAAACCTTCCATCCTCACTACCTTTACCTTTTGTATTAGCAGTTGCAAATATATTAAATCCGGAAGTAGGTCTTACAAACTTACCAATCTTCTTTAAAAATACACCTTTACCTTCCAGAACAGATTGTAGACAAAGTATTTTATTGGATGCTAAATCAACTTCATCAAGAAGAAGAATCGCACCTCTTTCAAGTGCCTCAATAACTGGTCCATTATGCCAAGCAGTTTCACCATTTATTAAACGAAATCCACCAATCAAATCATCTTCATCAGTTTCTATTGTAATATTTACACGAATCAGTTCCCTACCAAGTTGAGCACAAGCTTGCTCAACACTGAACGTTTTACCATTACCCGAAAGACCCGTGATAAATGTCGGATAAAAAAGATTGGACTGAATAATTTTCTTAATATCATTGAAGTTACCAAACTTGACGAAAGTATCATCTTTATCAGGAATAAGATTTTGTTCCACAGCAGGAAGAGCAGCAGGGGCAGAATAACTACGTTCTATTTCTCGAACTTTTCTTTGTGTCACTTCTAAATTCCATTTACCACGTCCAACCTTAAAGTTTTCTAAACGTTTAGTTACAGTTGGATATGAAATATTTTTAGAAACACAATACCCACGAACATCAGCAGCAATAAACTCTTTACCAAAAGTATTCTTGAGATCTGAAAGAACTTGATCGTCAGTCATTTGAATGCGTTTCATAAAGTTGGTTGTTTGTTTTTGACTATAATCATTATACAATGAAAGGAGAGCACAAAGACCCTTCTATGGTCAGTTCACCAATTGGTTCTTGAGTTTTTCAATATGCTCTTGACTACCAATGTGCCCCTTATATCCAGGGTAATATTTTTCAACCATAGAACCAATACCCATTGCAGTAATGGCACTATCACATCTTACCCAAACTTCTTTGGTGTCAGATTTTACAAAGTGTTCAAGTGGAAATTTAGATTTCATTTTTCAACAGTAAATGTTTTGTTTTTAACTCTTGTATCAAATTCACCAGTTCTACCTGGTTTCATAGTACCTATCTTAACATTTTTTCCTTCTCCTGGAAAGGAAGTTTTTGAGGTTCCCTTAAGAGTTGCTTCACCACCAGGTTTGCGTTGAATTAAGACAGAATCCTGGTTGTATTTTTTGCCAAGTTTTTCAATCACTTTCTTAAACTTTTTCTTACCCTTTTTACCTGGAGTAATCACATGTGATTTTTCCCCCACCTTTGTTTCCTGTGGTGTTCCTGGATTTTCAGTATATCTACCAGAAACTTTTGTAGGTCCAGGAAGGCCAGCACCTCTTACATCTCTCTCAAGTTGTTTAGAACGTGCTTTATTCTCTTCTTTAGATTTATCTCCTCTTTGTGCCGACATAATTGCCATTCCACCTTTTTGAGACTTACTCATAACACGAGTAAGAGATGTTTCACTCAAATCATATTCTTCATTACGTGCTCTTCTTTTAGCAAACTGCGTATAAGTTTCACCAGGTTTTAACTTTTTAGAATAATCTTCAGGTGATTTGCGATCTTCACGAGCACGTTGGTTAGCACCAGGTCCACCCAACTTGCGATCTTGCTCTGGATCCGGATGCCAGTAATCCCCTGCCTCTACAACAAAATTTTTAAACGTCTTCATATCTAATTTATTTTTTAAGTATTTATGAAATGATACTTACAAACTCACCAAGAACTTTTTTATTCAACTTCTTAGTCTTCAGAGATTTTACAAATGCAGATTTAATTTGTGCCTTAGTCGCATCATCAGCAACATCAAATTCAGTATCCTGAGCAAGAGAACTTGCAGAGAGTCCAAAATAAGCATCATATGCTGAATTTGAGATATTAAGACTTCTATGCTTTTTCCAGTAAGACATAATTTTATCGTATTCTGGAGATTGTTGTGTGTAATATAGACTCACAAAACGAGAGGTATCTTTATTTTCAAGAACACGAATACCTACAAAATTAACAGATGGAAAATTATCTTTGAGATTGGAGATTAAAACTTCTGTAAAGGAATTGTAATCATTACCCACTTTATAAGTTGTTCCAATCTTACGATCTCGAAGAAAAGACTGACTTGGATTCATTCCACGAGTACCCATATAATCATTTCCTCCACGTTTTACTATGTGGTGATATGGAAGATAATTTGCCTCACCATCAGTTAAAATTACACACTGGACTTTTTGTAGTTTATTATCTTTACGAAACTTTGGAAGTATTTGGTGTAGAGCAATCAAACTTTCATTTAGTGGTGTACCAGAAAGAGAGAGACGACCAGGGAATGAATATTGGCAGGAATAAGGAGTAGAAATAGCAAGTGAAAGTCTCCAGATATTAATCATCTGATCCTCTAATAATCTGGAGTTTACTTTGCTGGTAAAAATATTAAGTAAACAAAATTCTTCAGATACACATATCAAACCTTCTTTTCTTTGGTAATGTTGATTAAGATCCTTTTTCCATTCATTTGTGAAGGCATAAACTTCAAATGGTATTGATACTTTTTTACAAAACCAAATTAGATTGTAAAGTTGCTTACAAGTATCTTTTAATACTGTTTGCATTGATCCACTCCAGTCTAAAATAAAAATCAATCCGTGATTTTTACCATCAGGTATCACATTAATTTTCTTAAAAAGATCTTCATTATACTTATAGGTATGAAGACGAGTAGTATCAAGAACACCAGTACGAGATATTGATATACGAGCATATGAATCAGCTGCCTTACGGCATTCAAATTCTTTTACCAAGTAATTAACTTCTTTTTGAGCAGAATTTTTAAATTCTTTGAATAATCTATCAGATTGTTCGTAAATATTATGCTCAGATAACTGATTTATTTTTGCCCACTCATCTTTTACATTTTGTTGATTGAGAAAATAGTCGTCAATATATTCGTGAACTTCTGAATTTTTTTCGATAACAGTATCTAAATTTACCTTTGGAATTTCAACATAGACATTTTCACCACCCGAAAGATTTACAAGTTCTTCAATTTTTTGACGAAGAGTTTCTTCTGTACGAATTTTTGGTTCATTAGAAGATTCTTTAGGAGTATTACTTACAGATTCTCCTTGAGTTCTTTCAGATTGTTCTGTTTGAGATTCTGAAGGTTGAGATTTATTTGATTCTCCTTCATCTGATTCTTCAGATTCCTGTTGTGATTCTTCTTCTCCTTCATTAGAAGAGTTATCATTATTTTCTAACTTATGAGAATCTAACTCATTAACTTTTTGTTCTTGTTCTTTTTCATTTTTACAATACTTATAGAGTTCTTCTGCCGCATTCAGCACATCAGAAAAAGTTTCAGTTGATGCGATTAAGTTTATAATCTCACTTTCTTCAGAATTGAAATCTAATGTTAAGAAGTTTCCAATTTTAAAGTGAAGATTTGCACGGTCAGCAAGATTAAAAGTAGAAATATCTTCATCACCAATCTCAAAGAAATCTTGTTCTTTCAGTTCTTTATATCCACCATAAAATGTTTTTGCAAGTCCAGCATACTTACGTTTAATTAACTTTTCAACACGAGCATCCTCAACGATATTTACAAACTGTTGAGGAACATTAGTTTCTTCAGTCCAGTCAACATCATCAGTAAAAATTGAATGCCCGCACTCGTGGGCTACAAGCAAATCATACACGATATTGCTTGCCTTTTCCCACAAAGGTAAGGTTAACACACGAGTATGAACGTTAAAACAGGCAGTGGGTACTTTTTTGTGTTCAACCACCAAGTCTTCAGTAGCAAGCAATCTAGCAAGTTGTGAT